TTCTCCCTTTCACATCGTGTAAGCCACCCATGTAATCTCGGCTAGTTTGAATTCTAAAGATTCAAGTTATCCTACCTACACCCATGGAACTTAAAAAGTATACAGGTCATACAATCGCTATGATTAGAAGAATTGCTGAGAGAAAAAGTTCCGAGAGAAACAAACACTCCCAGCGGATTGTGGCATTAGAGTAACGTCAAAGCAGCTAGACCAGCTGTCTTGACGGCACTGCCAATTGCATTAACAGTATCAGCATTGTCGTTGTACCAGTTAATGCCGCGTGAGATCACATTCTTTGCTTTTCCAAAGTATTGTTTTATGCGATCCCAATGCTCACCATTTGGCATGGTGGTTGGTTGCGAAGCCAAAAAACCCATTGCGGCTATCCAATCTTGAGTTTCCATACAACAAGGATTTCCCATAGGATATAAGTTAGTAGAAGTCTTAAACTCGTACACTGTGGTTATCTTTGCACGCATGATATTGGTGAGACCAGGGGTTGGGTTGCTAGGAGTCCAATTTCCTGACATAATAAGGACAGGGTAAGAATTTCTTAAAGCCTCTAAAGGGCGATAAAAGTCTTTGTCTTTAATATCATCAGGAAGCCAAAAATTGTATCCTCCAGTTATCATCCTGCCACTATAAGAACCTTTGAGCTTATCAATGTTCTCCCAAAGTTGGAGATTGCCAACGCCCTGATTTGCGACGTTGCCAAAAACATTTTGTTCAGCTTGGGCTCCTGAAATACGATGACCAGCAATAAAGCCAGCCGAAGTAAGCTCAGGGAGCTCACAGGTTAAAAGCATGGACATAGCAATGGGTCTATATTCCGATAGAGCACCAAAACTCATTGGGGGGATAATTGGATTGTTGCTAGCATCAACATCTTCTGGAGTGAAGATGGAACAAACAAACATATCAACTACCAAGAGTATGGCACCGGGATTTTGGAAATCAATATAACCACCTTGGGAAGTATCAGGGGTGGTGAAAATATACTGACTTGCAGCATCCTGCTGTGTTAATGGGATGTTATTTCCATGAACAGACGACTGGAGATCTAAATTAGAACCAGCACTAGGAGTGAGGGTAATAAGAGCAGTGGAGTCTGGAGAAAGAACCTCATAAATGTTTATTGACCACTGACCAGGTGGAAAAAACACTCTAGAAGAATTAACGGCAGGAGCAGGTGTATTTTGAATTGTCAAGTTGAGTCCATAAGTGAACTTAGTCGTTCCTGTTACACCAGCAGGAAACGGGGCTTGAATAGCAACAGCAGTTGAACTAACCCTAGCACTTTGGTTTTGGGGTTGAGTAAGCTGCATAAAGAAAGGGTCGTAACGAAGATCATTTTGAGATCCAGCTACTTGGGCAGTATTCTGATACGAGGATGGCGCACTATAGTCGGTACCCTGGTTGAACTGTGTCGTAAGAGCCACTTTATAGTGGTCAGGACGGTCAGCGGACCCGAGGGTTGGAGAGGCTACAATAGACCAACGTCCACCATTTACTGTAGCGTCGACAGCAATAAGAACAACCTGTTCCGATCTTACAATCGCAACATCTGTCCCCATCGTGTTTGGCATACGATAAAGGGTTTCACAGGAGGGGTCAACAATCATGTTCAGTGCTCCGGCGAACTTGGTTCCGGTTGCTCTGGAGATGTTGTTATGATAATCCCCGCCTCGTTGATTTTGGATAGGATGGCTATTCTTCGGATTAGCTGATCCAGTTCTACGCAATCTTCGTGGAATTGTGACATTAACTGCTTTAACCACTTTTTGCTTTCTTTTTTTGCTTCTTTTTGGCTTGACATTAATTGGTTGATTTTTCTTGTTGACAACAATAACTTCAGACATCAAGGGTTTAAAGTTCTCTATAACAGGAACTTTAAAAGGAGTCTTGCAATGATTATTCCAGGTTCTCCCTTTGATAAGAGCAATTATTTGTTCCTCTGATATATACTGAGGAGCAAGAATGTCATGAGAATTTCCGGCATTATCGAGTAACCACCTACAATAAGCATCTATTAGTTTGAATGCGCTCGGATTAGTATAACAATCTATACGAAGCGACATAGCTTTGGAAGCACATTTGAGTAAATCAGGCTCACCAACAAAAGATAAGGCTGCAAACGCTCTCTCTTTTGAAAAAATAGGAACATATATCTTCAACTTTTCATCGTATACAATATAATGTCCCAAAAATTCCCAGAAGGGAGAGAATTCACAGACAAACCCTAGGTCAGGCATTCTTTCAGCAAGGCACTTAGCAAAATCTATAGTGGGTGATCTTACTGAGATGACTGAATCATCCCCATAAACTTTTCTGTAAATAGTTTTATTAAATTGATCATAGTCTTTAGGAAGACCAGAAGCAATCCAACTATAAGCAATACCTACATCCAAGTCAAATGAATTGTCCATAGCGGTGCAATAGTATCCAGAGGGCAAATGTGGTATAAGAACTACAGTTCCATCAGGTAATACTAGAGGAGTCATTATAACATCTCTATAACAATTAGCAAAAGCACATAAATTTTCAAACGTTCGATCTTCAGGTCGTAACATATCAAACCTGAAAGCGGCACACATCATCATTAAAATTGCATGTGTAGAGGCGTCCATTTTAGAAACATCAGTAAACAATTGAGCATGACCAATAGCTAACTCTTTGCCTATTATATTAAAATTTCCGTCATAGATAGACATTCCTACAGTAATAGGAACTTTATGTTGTTTAGCTGCAGACATAATTCTATAATTGAAATCAGAACATAATGAAGCAAGGAGCACGTGATGTTCTATAGGAGCACACATGAATTGACGTGTCTTCGAAACATCAATCTTTTCCAACGGACGAAGTTCCACCTTTTGAAAGAGTCCCCAATAAGTAATAGGGCCTCCAGGTTTTCTTGCACATTCAATATGCTGTAATATATATGTTCGACCATACTCATCTTCCCAAACCTCTAGCTTATTCTTAAAAAGTTTACGCATTAAAGGACCTGGGGAAGTTGACATCTCACTCTCTTCTATGATTTCGGGCAGGGACTTAACTCTACAATTTATAACATGAGGAGTATAAGTCTTCTTAGTCCATTCATAAGCGAGCTCGAGAGACGGCATATGGATTCGATATGGTATATCCCTATTATAGGCAGCTATACCAATTTGACATGATATTTCAGATATCTCACT